GGGCTCGGTGTTAAAGAGGGTGGCTGGTTAGCTATGGATAAAGGAAATGGACATTTAGCCTTAGCAATGATAGACTTGACAGAAGGTAAGAGCATTGAGGACAGGATCACTCACTTAAAAGATATTGTATCTAAAGATGAAATGCCTGATCCATGTAGTTATCCCGTACCAGACGGTAAAAGTGGAAATATGAAGCTATCTACACAATGCTCTTACTGCGCTTATAAGCATACTTGTTACCCTGATCTTAGGACTTTTCTGTATAGTACAGGCCCTAAGTTTCTAACTGAGGTTTGGAGTTTGCCCAGAGTAATTGAAATAACTGAGACTAATTAATATGAGTTTAACCTATAAAGTAGTACAGACCCCGCGACCAGAGCGTTTTGAAGAACAAATTAACGTACTTTTAGCTGAAGGTTGGGAACTGCATAGTAGTCCCTTCATTGATGGTACAGGCCAAATGGTACAGGCATTATTAAAGGATGTTCCAAATGTCAAAAAAGCAACTGCCAAAGTACAGAAGTAAACTAGAGGCTAGGGTTGCTGTAGGTCTTACTGAGTGGGGTTATGAATCTGAGAAGATGAATTACATCATTCACAAGACCTACAATCCAGACTTCATTAAGGGTAATATCTTCATTGAAGTTAAAGGATTCTTTAGGTCTGGAGACACTCAGAAGTACAAAGCTATCCACGACCAAATGCTAAAAGAAAATAAGATACTTGTCTTTGTCTGGTCTAAGCCTCACCAAAAACTACGGAAAGGATCTAAACTCACTAACGCAGGATGGTGTGATAAACACGACATTAAATGGTTTTCACAAGATGATATGAAAGCCCTTAATAAGTGGAGTAAGAACGTCAATGGCTAAGACAGTAGAAGAATTAATTGAAGACATAACTAGGGACTACGATGTAGACTTGTTAGTTGAGATATTATGTATTTCTGCTGAAGATTTGTTAGAGAGGTTTGACGATAAATTAATGATAGCTATAGAACGAGGGGACTTTAAAGATGGAACCTGATTCAGCATTACATAATCAGATAGGAGGTTCTCATTATCAAATGGGTGGCATACAGCCTATTGAATACATACACGCTAATAATTTATCTTTTATCGAAGGTAGTATAGTTAAATACATCTCTAGGTGGCGTGATAAGGGCGGTATACAGGACTTAGAAAAGATTAAACACTACATAGACCTTCTCATAGAGTTAGAAGATAATGTAGGTAATAGAAAAAAGTAAATAAAAAGGCCCCGAAGAGAAATCTAAGGGGCCTTTTTATTTGCCTAAGATTTAGTCTAAAGATCCCTCATTAGTAACTGACTTACTGTGCCTATTACTCTGTTTTCTGTGAGACATTATTTCATTACCTTCTGCGTCTAGATAAGTGATCTTTTCCCTATACGTCTTACCTCCTATCTTAACTACGTCCTTTTCTATTTTCCAAGACGAAATAGGAGTAAACCCGTAGTCTGACGCAGCCAAGTTATAGTCTGCTGCTTTACGCGATACAAGACCACCTAGCGGCCTCATCTTACCGTCTTTAGGGTCGTTAGTAGACACCCCATCTAATAGCTGATTCTTTAAGCTAGACTGTACAGCCTCAACTTGAGCCTCACCTGTAAGACCCATAGCAGCATTAAGACTTTTCTTTAACTCATCTGCTCCCGACATTCCTTGATTCCATACAGTGCTTATTAATGTTTCTTGTAAGCCACTACGCATAGAATCAAACTCAGGGTATGCTTTTTGAAGTTGTCCTACTCTCATATTAATTAAACTTGTTGCAGCAGATTTGTAATCTACTTTTCCAGAATCACCAGTAAAATCTGTCATGTTTAAATCTGCCATGCCAGCCTTTAGGCCATAAGGCATAGTGTCTGATCCACCTTCTGCGCTCTTGTGTTTAAATATACCTTCTGATATATCAAAATCAGATATTATTTTATCTACTAAATTAAAACTATTACCTACTTCTACCTCTTCTGCTTCTAGATCAGAAACTACCGTGTCGGCTGTAGTATCTTCAAATAGACTAGGCTCTAACTGAACAGACTTACCGCCAGCCCTAGCCGTTTCTATAGCTTGTTCCATGTTAGCATTTTCTGGAGTACCTGCTGCTCTTTTGATAGCGTCAGACGCTTTAGCAGCTATCATTGAACCGTCTATAGAGGCCCACATTCCAGATAACTCTTGTTTCCCTCGCTCGTACTGAGCCAACATCTCTTCTATCATTATTTTGTTCCTTTATCGTGCTGCTTTTCTTTGTTCTTCAGCTAACTTTCTATTTACCTGAGCTTCTTGCTTAGTGTCTTTTATAGAGTCCATGAAGTTCATGTATCTAGACAAAGCAACTTTAGCAGTCGTTGAGTTAGCAGATATATTAGCGTTTGTTAGAATTTTAGTTAAAGCTTTCCATTCTTTTATTTTTGCTGGCTTAGAAGCTAACTTACCTAAAATAGCAGGGGAAATAATTATAGCTGCTGCTACAGGTAACGTCAAAAGACTTCCTGCCGTAGCTGCGCCAGCAACAAGGGTAGGTAAAAAACCACCAACTTGTGCATAAGCTTGTGATGTTTTTGACTGTGCTACTAAACTAAATCTAGCATTACTGTCACCTAACTGTTTTGCTACTACCTCAGCAGTATCTAAAATAGAAGTAAGACGACCAAACATTTGAGGGCCTAATACCTTTTCAGTTAGTTCTCTTTGTTTTTTATATCTTAATGTTTTATTTAAAGTTTTTAACTCAGAAGAAGTAGAAGACAGCGGAATTAATCTGTTTAGATAACCCCTACGAACTTCATCTAATAACATATCAGATTTTTCTTGAGTGATGTTTTTTCTTGTTTTTGCCGATTTCATAAAGTCAGTAAAAGCTTTAATAGCTTCAGGAGAACCATGTAAAAACTCACCTACTTCACTAGGTTTCTTATTCATAGCGGCACTTATAATATCTGAATCTAAAGTCTTTTTAGCTTCTTTATACCAACTTCTTAAAACTTTTAAATCACTTCCATAAGTAGATCCTAGCTTATTAGCCGCGCTTAACATTACCCCTTCTAATTGCTCAAAAGCATCTCCAGCATATTTAGCCCCTACCGAGTCTCCAGACTTACGAGCTTGTTGTGCTATGTCGCCTATCTTTTTAAGTTGTATACTCACGTCTTCAAAAGAAACAACTTTTTTGTTATTCCCTAGTAAAGAGTTTACCTTAGCTTTAAACTCGTTAGTGTCTGCTACCGCACCTACTTTTTGAGTACCTGCTTCTTGTGTAAGTTTATTCTTAGCCCACGCATTATAACCTTTTAAATCAATAGATTCAGAAGGAACGTCCTTTAATACAGCTTTTAGAGCAGCACCATATTCGTCACTTAATCCTTTATTAGCTCCAGCATGTAATTCAATTATCTTTTGACCCATTCCTTCAATAGAAGGGCCGTCTAACAAAAGATCCATTTCTTTAGACAAGGCTTCTCTTTGGGCTATTTCTACTTTCTTTACGCTTTTAGTTAAGTCCAAACCAATTAGACTTATGTTTTCCATCAGTTTAGCACCCCAAGTCCCAGAAGCCTGATAGCGTGTTAACGTAGTGCCGTATTTTTCAAATAAAGCCTGAGCTGCTTTTTTAGCATCACTCATATCTAGACCGCTTTTCTTTATAACTTTTGCACTAATAATACCAAAAGATCCTAATAGCAAGTTACCAGCCGCATCCCATTGGGCAGACTCTACGCTTTGATCATATGCATCCTGATAATTAAAATCTTCATCTTTTACAGCAGATTCGGCTACCTCTCCAGCAAACTGACCTAATCCTGCCGCTATAGCACTTGTAGTAGTTATTACAGCTAATTTAGCCACAGGATGTTTAGCAACTACGTCTGCTATTTTTACCCCTTGTTGTACGCCTTTAATAGAGCCAATAACTGATACAGCGTCTGCTACTAAGTCCCTCGCCATTCCAGCAGGGGCGTAACTGTCTGCAAACCTATTAAACTCATCAAGAACAACTTCATCTGGTGAACGGTAGGTTGATTCAAACTGTTCTTGAGGTGACATTTCTGAAGGGAGTATAGGCTGTTGGGGTGCATTAGGATCTGGTAACTGAGGAACATCTGCTTGATTAGTTTTCTCATTTTCTATAGCTGCAATTTCTGTAGCCGATAAAAAGAATCCTTCAGGTAGGTCTTCTTTGCCCCCTTCTTGACTAACAGACGTAGAATCCATATTAAAATAGTTTGGTGGTAAATCTCTTTGAGACATTAAATTAACCCCTCTGGATTAAATCCGTATTTCTTTTTGAAGTCACGCAAAACACTTTTGTTATTTATCTTAGGATTTTTTATTGCCTCCTTATATGCGTTTATCATCTCTTCAGGAACTCCTATAAACTTATCCCAATTTTGTAGCATTCCTTTTGTATTATTATTTTTAGAGATGTAACCACTCTTAAACTTGTTGTAAACAGCATCAGCGTCTTGAAGTCTAGCAAAAGCCTCTAGCCAATTTGTCAATACTACGGGGTTTGAACTACCCGATGGAAAACCTTCCGCTATTAATGCAATATCTTTATCAGAAGCAGGGCCAGCAGGAAGAGATCCAATAATCTGAGAGTTGCTTATACGAGTAAACTCAGTTCTAAATTCAGTAACTGCGTCTTCACTACCTAAAAATGATTTTAGACCTTCTTTGAAGTTAGCCCATGCACCAGAACTCATGGACTCTATAACGTCAGGATTTGAAGCTAATCGCCTCGTAGATTCCGCTTTACGTCTAGAAGTAAGCGTTAAGTTTTGTGCTTCAATTAAAGCCTCTTCTGCTTTAGGTGATAACTCTTCATATCTGACTAATAGGTTAGTGTTACCATTTGGACTGTCTGTTGTCATGCTTTCCATGTAGTCAGACAAAGAAGAAACAGTGAAGTTATCGGGATCTAAAGTGCTTAAAAAAGATTTAGTTCCCTTCTGAACATCTTTTATTTTAGTCTGTTCAAGAACGTACTCTTGTTGTTTAGCTACATCATTTGGATATAGGAATTGAGCGTTCTGCATAGGGCTAGTACCAGCAGCCTCTCCTGCCTCTTGTATCTTAGTTTGGTTTGAAACATATTCTTGTTGTTTAGTAGTATCGTCTGGATGTATGAACTGAGCTTCTTGTATTCTAGTGGTCAGTTTAGGTGCTTTAGTATCTGTTGCTTTAGGAACTTCTAATAACTTCACACCTCCTAGACTACCTACTTCATACATTCTATCTGCCGCATACAAGTCTGTATTATATTTAGTGTTCATATCAGCACCACTCACTTGAGTATAAGTTTGTTGTGCATTACTCTCGCTATCCTTTTTAGGATCGTAAGCTTTCCATTCACCGTTGCTCTTTAAAGAATAAGAAACACCTGCTTTTGCCCAATTTTTACCTTGCCTTTTTAACTCTTCACCTGAAATACGTTCACCAAATGTTACTGCTTTAGTTCCTTCTGCTGTAGCAGGGGCCGTACCTACTGTTTCTATATCGCTTGGATCAGTATTGCTTACAGATACCCTAGTATCTACACCATCTATTACTACGGTTGTCATTGTACGAGCAGAAGGATCTTTTGGTTTTCCTGTTCCACCTAAAGATTTCCATTTTCCTGAACTTTTAAGGAACACTCCTTTTATTTCTACCCCATCTACTGTTCTTGATTGAGGCTTCCATTCGTCAGCAACTTGAGGTGCTGCTGAGTTATAGGTCTGTCCCTGATAAGTGTTCATGTCTACAAACTTAGTGTTGGAAGAACCGTCAGCATTTGTTGTACTAACTTCTTTCCATGTAGGAGGTTTAGGAGCCAAAGAAGCCGCTAAAGCCCTGCCTTTATCCATCATGGCTAGACCACCATTAGGATCAAACTTCATAATTTGTTCACCAGCTTTTTGATATGTTGCTGGCTTAGTCCAATCTGCGTCTTTAAAATCATTCTTAAATTGATTCATGCCTATTGCTTTAGGGCTTATGGCTTGTCCAAAAGCACCCATAGCTGCTGTCATAGAAACACCCTTCTGCTTTTCAGCATTGAGCATACTATTATATGACCCTTGTACTACTTGTAAAATGTTTGATTGAGGGCCTGAGCCGAATAATCCTGCCATGTGTCTCTACTCCTTTATATATTTTAAAGCTTGCTCTTTAACCAACCCCAACCATCACCTAATATATCTTGCCCTATGTCACTACCTAAAACTGAGGTTCCTAGATTCATCCAGTTTGCTGTATTATTAGCACTTTGCTGTGCGCCAATACCTTGTTCGGCTAGACCTTGTTGGAACTGAGGCTCTTGTGCAAAACCGTAGATTTGTTGTAGCATAGGTACTGAACCTAATGCTTGTTGTTGTGGTTTGAATTGCTCTGCGGCTACCTGAGAAGTAAGACCAAACATACCAGCTTGATTGCGTAACATACGGTCTTGCATTTGAGTCCCGTATTGTTGGGCTTGTATTGCTTCTTGGAACCGTTGGCTTTCTTGCTCTGTCTCTAATTGAGCTAAAGCTTGTGTACCAACCGTAGACCCTAGTTTACCAGACTGAATTAAACGACTCAACTTAGAGTCTGTCTGTTGCTCCCTCATAGGCTCTCTAAGGGCATTTACTCCACGTAGGTACTCTGAGGCAGCATCTTGTGGATCAAAGCTCTGGTACGCATCCTGAGAGCCCTGAAGCTGTCCTAGAAGACCCTGTTGAAATTGATTGTATTCAGGTGATGTTTGTTGATCAAATTGACCTGTAGCTGGATTAAATGAAGTAGTTCCGTATATACTATTAAAGTCCATACTACGAGGTGAACGAGCCTGTGATAACTGATTTACAGCATCACCTGTATATTCCCCATTAAACATAGTTCCAGTAAAAGCACCTCCAGTGCCTGTAGTGCCTGTAGTTCCTCCAGTGCCTGTAGTTCCTCCAGTGCCTGTAGTTCCTCCAGTGCCTGTAGTTACTCCAGTGCCTGTAGTTACTCCAGTGCCTGTAGTTACTCCAGTGCCTGTAGTTCCTCCAGTGCCTGTAGTTCCTCCAGTGGCTCCAGTGGCTCCAGTGGCTCCAGTTCCTATTAAACTCAAGTAATCAAGACCACCCTGCCCATTAGAATTGCCAGCAGGAAGACCGCCAGCAGCAGCATTCCCAGAAACACTAAGAAAACCAGCCCCTGTGCTATTTTTACTATCACCTATTAATGACAGTTTCATGTCAGAATTTAAAGAATCCCATTGAGAAGCAGGAAAACCTTCTGGTTTTAAAGCAGCTAATTGAGAGTCAGTAAGATTCTGACTTCCTTGTATGTAAGCATTAGGTAGTTGGTCATTTATCTGAGAGGATCTTGCCTTTGCTACACGATCAATTTCACTCATACTAGACCAATTAGGGTCTTCTAGTTCTAATCTAGCATACTTTCTTTTAGCTTCATCATTCATTCCGTACATAGTTTGACTAGCAAATTGACCTAAAGGATCAAAATCACTATAAGCATTTAACAAACCACCAAGATAATTATCAGCACCTAGTCCTTCTGCTGCTTTATCTATCATTAAATTTGTAAGACCACCAGTAAGACCACTACCTATTCCCGTAAACATTGTATCAGGCACAGCGTCAGGGTAATTAGCTCCTGTACCGCTAGTAGTAAATTGAGTAGGTGCAGCAGCGTATGTGTTTGTTTCACTAGGACTGCCCATTAGTGATAACATTCCAGTGTTTTCAAAATCGCTTGTATACGGAAATCTCATAGGTTGATTTTTAAGCTGGACTGCTTCTGGACTTTCACTTATCTGCTTTAAAACTTCAGCAGGGCCTAAACTCTGCATTTTTTCTGCGTAGTGAGCTAAAGCTTCTGGATTAGGCTCTCTACCAAAAATAGTATCAAATATTGTTTTTACATTATTTATATTTGATGCTGAAGGAGGAATTGTTGTTTTTATTTTATTATTATTTTGATTTCCTCCTGCTGGATTATTGTAACCTCCAGCACCTGTAGTTTTGTTAGCGTATCCTCCATATGGGTTATCTTCACCACGCGTATCTCCACCTGTCATGTTACTAGAGCTATTGCTATAAAAATTAGCCATTATGCTGTCCTCTTCCAAAAGTAAACTACGACATAAGGCTGTACAATATCGTGTGTATGAGTTGCTCCACCACCTGTAGATCCAGAAGCAGGAGCCCCTGCGCCACCATTGGTCGTAGCGTATACATTAGCACTTCCATCACCACCGCCTAATGTCCATCCAGAAGCGTGAGTGTGTGCTGGTATCTCACTAATTGAAAGAGCGTGTGCGTCTGTCTTAGCACCACCTGTCTCTTCTACAACATTAAAAGAAGCGTCTGAAGAATCAATACCTACTAGAACTCTGCCAGCACCAAAAGCTGACCATGTGCCTACTCCTAATAAAGTAGCAGGGTTAGTAGCAACAATAGAAGTGTAGACAGACCCTACAGGGTAAGCAAATCCATTTACTGTAGCTGCATTAGAAGAGGCAGTTGTAATAGCTGCGGCAACAAAGGCTGTAGTAGCTACTTTAGTAGTTGTATCACCAGACGTAGGAGTAGCTGCGCTAAAGGCTTCTGCTGCATTACCATTTAACTCTGCTTTAGAGTTGACTGCTGTTTGAACTGCTACAAATTCAGTATTAAAACTATCTCCTGAAATAACCTTAGCTGGATCTGAATCTGCTAAAGCATCCTTACCTGACCACGCTATCTGTACCGTGTAATTACTCATCGAATCTTGCCCCCTTTAGCTAAAACGGTCATGCTCTGTAGCGACCCTTTAAACCCTTTAATTAAATTTATCATTTCTATCTGTACCACCTTAGCAGCTTTACTTAAATTAATTCTGTACTCTCTAGGGAAGAACAGAGGTGAGTATTTAGACGCACCATATAAACTTGTACTGGAACCGTATAAAGCAGTAACTCCAGAAGATGAGGGCCTAAGATTAAAAGAGGCTGAATCGCCTTGTGTGTTGTTGTAGTCTCTAAACCAATTAACTGTAACATCTTGCTCACGACCCCCATCTATAACACAAGAAAACTGTTTTAATAATTTAGCTGTGTCGGGGTTTCCAAAGTCCATCCATACTGTTTTAAATATTGTTTGATATGCGTTATTGATTGCGGTAGAGCCTGAGTAGTCTACATCAAAATAGTTATCGTAATCAGCAACTACACCATTAAATGTTTTACCTACAACACTAGATCCTAGTCCAATGTAGAGAATACCTTCATTAGTAGAAAAGTAAGACTTAGGACTTCTGCTGAAATCAGTAAGCCACTTAGTAACACGGGGAGTCATGTCTGGATTCTGAGCTTTAAAGTCTAAGATGTATGTTTCATTAATTCCTGTAAACGATAAAATATAGTAACCACCAGAATGATTAAACTGAGCCTTAATATCGTCTGGACTAGATGAAATAATATGTTTTATAATATCACTCTTGACATTCTTAGTCAAGTCTGTTAGGGGCATCTTGTCTTGTATCTTAGTACGATTGAGGGATCTTACACCGTCAGCAGATAAGAATAAAACATCATCACCAAAGGCTTGTACTGAGTCACGGGCAATACACCCTACTCCGTGTATAACTTCATCTAAAGCAAAAGTAGCAGCACTAGGATCAAAAGGATCATTATAGATAGCTATGTTCTGCTTTCCAAAAATAATTAACTTACCGTTGAACGACTCTAATGCAACTATATCATCATAGCCCCATACCGACCTCATATTAACTGCGCCAGCTCCAGTACCTTGAAATTTATGATGATTTAATGATTGAGAATAAAATAAAGTTTCTTTGTCTTCTGAAATACCTGCTGCCCACATTCTACCATACTTAGATAAAACACAAGAAGGGTTAAATGTAGTTACACCAACAGGTGATGTATATCCTGTTACGTCTTCTAAATCAGACCATACTCCAGTAGTTTGATTATAATGTATTGGCTTGTGTCCTTTCTGAACTGCCATAGCATTATTATCATACTGCACCCATTGCCAATTATCTGCTGAAATAGTTTGAGGACTGTTTGCAAAATTCTGTTGAGTAGATGTAGCAGGAGAAGTGCTAAAATCCATTTTAAATATTTTATTATTTGCAGAAGATATTAAAGTATATGTACCGTTTGTATTTTTATGATTATGTAGAGACTTTACAGCGTGATTGCCTACAGAATTAGAAATAGCTCTAATCCCTTTACGAGAAGTTAACCTACCTTCTGAGGTAAGCATTATATTCTCTGCTTTAATTAACCATCGGTGATCTAGACTAGAAGCGTTAGCTTGAGTGTTTAATCCAAAGACTCCTACCGAGTCTAGCACTAACGGGGATAAGGGCTTAGTTGGCATACCACACAGTCTCCATTTGAGTCTTACCAGCGTCAATCTGCACTGCTCTTGATATTACATTGTTGTATTCTACCGCAGCTACAGACACTTGAGTTCCTCCGTCCTCACCTCGTTCAGATAAAGCTCTCAGATAAGCACCTAAAATAACAGCTTGCTCAATAACATAACAATTAGTAGATGCTTGCGTTAATTTATCTTGTGGTTTAACTACGTTAAAATTAATCTGTCGTGTGTCATTAGGCACAGGCCAAATATCAACTACAGTGTCTAAATTATTGTCTATGCCATTAAAACCATATCCAATAGGTTGTCCTGTAGCTATATTAGCAGTAGGAAATACTTTTAGATTTAGTTCAGCACTAGACATTTGTTTTAGATGCACTCCTTCTTTTGTATCTATAACATCTAAAACTTTAAAGTCTCTATCTGCACCCACTAAAGAGTAAGACATAGTTCCGCTTGTAGTAGAAATAGCAGACGTTACTCTCAGAACTTGCCAATCCCAGTAATGTTCTACTTCATACTTTGCATCATTAACAAAGTCACCAATCATTTTTTGATAATCAGTTGGGCCGCTAGCTGAAGATAAATCACCTGTCCAATCAGAACCTAATTGATCCTCTCTTAACCTACGCAACACTCCGTCTATAATTTCTCTATATGTCATTTATTGAACCTTCCCCATTAAATAAGAACTCAGGCCACCAAAAATAGCAGCTAGTGCTACAAAACCAGAAGCCATGCCCCTAGCCTTAGCTATTTGAACTGAGTGGTGGTCTATCTCAGTACCATGTAAATTAATTCTAGTATCTATGTTATCTAGCCTGTGTTGAATAGCTAATTGTTTTTCTTCCATTCGGATGATAGCGTTCATTAGTTCTGCCATTCTATCTACTTTAGCTGTTAAAGATTCTAGACTATTTTCTATCCTATCAAATCGTTGTTCTGACACTTTCAATAAGTCCTTATATAATAAAAAACGCCAAAGGCAGCAGCGACTATAATTATAACAATCCCTAGTACAAGTAAACCTTCATTAATATTTGAGTTAATTTTAGCTTGTCTAATCTTTCGTTTTTTAGCATCAGACTTTTGCTTTTTATTAAACTCATCACGAAATTGTTGATACTTGTAATACCCTAAAAGTCCCTGTTTGTTGAGCATAAACTCAAGTTCTTTTTCTTGCCTTTCTAAAGCCTGTTTTGCTTGATAGGCGGCTAGTACGTCACCTGTACCTAATTTAGCCTTTTGCTCTATAGCTTGGCTTGCACCAAAGTATTTTGTTAACGCAGATCCAGCATCAGCAATTTCCTTGCCGTTACTTAGTGTTTGCTTAATTACTTGAAAAGCCGCATTAGCAATAGCTAATTCTGCTAGCATATCCACAACCTCCTTGTATATTCTTGAGGAACCCCGTAAGGCTCTCTTGATGGTTGCACTACAAGATACTCTGCGTTTACTCTGTTTACTGAAGGTTCAATTAAAAGTTCTTGACCTACAGGGGCTGAGGTAGGTAAAACATGCACAGGGTACACTTCTAGTGGACTAGAGTTCATTAAATACTTTGTAAATTCTTAGCGCAGAAAGCAACAGTAGTTTTTTCTTCTGTTTTTTTCTGTGATATGTATCCCAACATAGGATTAACAATTAACTCATAATCTAACTTTTTAGAAATATCTATTAATTCTAATCTACATTGTTTAAGGGTTGGATAGCTAAAAATTATAACAGGCATTGCAGGTACTTCAGTCACTGCAAGCATAGTTGTTACTAAGATTGACCACATTACTTTTTAGTATTTTTTTTATGAGATAACGGCTTACTAGAAGCAGTGTGTTTTGCACCTGTCATAGCTTTTCCATTAGTCTTATGAATAGAACCTTTCCATTCAGTACCATTTTTTAAATAATGTTTTACACCCTTCATTTTTAGTATCCTTTTTTCTTTGGACTTTTCTTTGGCTTACTAGCTGCTGTTGCGGCTTTTTTACCTGCGGCTGTGTAAGGGTACTTCTTACCTTTTACTGTTGGCATAAATTTCTCCTATGGGTTTAGCGCATCAATCTGCGCTTGTAGTGCTGCAATCTGTGCGACTTTTGGGTCAACCCAACCAGCCACATTACCCCATGCACTGCCGTCAAAGGTATGCTTTGCACCCTGCCAACCATCAGGTACTGTTACGCCTGTGTGTATAGTTGCATTGCTGGAGTTCATATCACCGATAATAAAGTCGGGTGTAGTGATACTGTCTGCGGTAGCAGTAATAGTTGCATCGTCTGCGAATGTGTAGACTGATACGTTGCCTGTGTTAAATGTAATTGTTTGCATTGTTAAACACCTTTAAGTAGTAGAGTTGTTGCTTTGACGGCTTTTCCAGCAATTACAGATGGTGCGCCAGAAGTAGAATCTGCACTTGTCGCTAATGTCCCATCAATCTGAACATAGTAGGTTGAGCCAATCGCAAGACTTGATTGATTGGTAGACACGCCACCCTGTAGCATTATTGTAGCGGTCTGCCCGTTAGTATAAGCGGCTGTTGATGTGCCTAAAAAGTTTGTAGAGGTTAGGTTAAAAACTGGGTTTTTCCCGATTGTGCCTACAACAGCAAAGCCTTTAAAAGAGTTATTAGCTGCTGTGCTTACAGTAACAAATTTTAGGGCTGTGGCGGGGTCAAATTCAATCGCTAAGTTATTAGAGTATGCAGACGTAACTGCATCTTTAGCTTGAAAA